ATTTTTCATCACCGCTTGCACCGTTTCATTCAACGCATGAGCCAATAATGGACTAGGTTGATACATCTCTAATACTTCCTGCATTAATTTCAACGCACGCCCATTAGATAGCGCAGATTTTTCAGGGCGAAACAACCCAATATAACTCACCAACGCACGGGCATTATTGCCTTTTAAATTAGTAATAATCCCTAACATCTCACGCCCCGCATCATCTTCCAACAGCGCATCCAAATGGATGTCACTATGGCAAATCGGACAACGACATAGTTTCACTTTTAAAACTCCTTTAAACTTGGTTTAAAACACATTATTCAGCCCACTTTATCTAACTCATTCCCCTCTTTCGTAAAGAGGGGTTAGGGGAGATTTAATGGGCTGTAAATGGGTTTTATTTTTCTTTTCTTACCTTGATTTTTACATCATTTTCGCCATGTTGATGGTGTCTAATCGTTACTTCGTAACCATCAACCCCAGTTTTTCCATCATCCTTCCACTTAATAACCGGTTCCGGATTAACCTGCACAAAAACACCAAGCTCTTCGATAGCGACTTGTTTCTTTTGTATAAATGTTTTGCGAATAGCAAACCAATGGATAAAATCAGGCAAGAAACGATTAAACTGTTCTTCGGTTAACTGCAAAAAGTCTTCAACTTTTCTAAACTCATAAATTTTGTCACTCATTTTCTCACCCCCAACTTAACCGTCTCCTTCCCTTTCACACCGTGATTCAGCGTAACTTCTTTTCCTTGTTTATAGCCTTCACTTTGCGCTAAACCGTAGTCTTTAGAGTTTCCTTTCTCACGTACTTTGGTTTCGCTCCATTTCTCTTCTTTAAATGCTTCAGCTTTGTAGCTTTCCATTTTTTGCTTTTCTTCCTGTGTCATTGCAAACTGTTTCACGTTTTGATTCACGCCGACAACCCAGCCTTCACAAAAAGAATCTCCCCGAGCAATCAGCGTGCTACGTTTTAGATGCTTGCTTTGCGTATCTAAAAACGCTTTACGCGCCCCTTGTAATCGGCGATATAACACATCAAAACAGTAAGATGCGATTTCAGGGCGTTCTTCTGCGCCGTAAAATACAACGTGCATTTTGTTTTCACCGTAATTATTGCCTGGGTAAGCGTTAGATAAATAACCTTCAACGCCAAACGCCTTTGTAATCACTGAGATCAGCATGTGTACATATCTGGCGGATTTCATGGCGGTTTTCTGCTTAGCGTGGGCTTGGCTAAATTCAACTTGTGACTGATTAAGCTGATTCTCCGCCATTAGTTTTTGCGCCATAGCCAGCGCGCTTGCTGCTTCATGCGGATTAGTTGATTTGCTCAATGCCAACAATTTTTTGATTTTTCTGAGTAGTTTGTCTTGTTCCATACTCACTCCAACACCGGCATTACCCGCCATGTCACTCTTTTTATTTCTCTAATTGCTCCTTGCAATAACAACAAGCATTCTTTCCGATCACCATCAAGCCAAATTTCTTGAGCCATCTCGATTTGTTCGATGATTTGTGCAAGTTTTATATTAACGTCCCTTCTTTCTTGCTCAGTCATACTTCCTCCACTTCAACCACATCATCAATTTCCGTAATCGT